TCCAAACAGCACCGCGACAATCACCACATACAGGATGTGCTCGATCCGTGCCATGCGCTTGGACCCATCATCAAACCGCCCTTGGATGTTCTCATACCGCTGGGCGCAAATGGCTTCATGGACGCTCAGACGCTTGTCCGTTTCTGAGGCCAACTCGTGAACGTCCGCCATCTCAACTCCACTTGATGATTACAATTCCAGAACCGCCGCTATTTTGAACATTAAATAGCCCTCCAGCAGAACCTCCACCACCACCGCCTGTGTTTGGCTTGCCAGATGTTGGGTAAGTTCCAGAACCTAATGCGCCAGATCCACCACCACCATTACCACCAGAGGCAGCAGAGCCAGAGTCAGCGCCACCACCTCCACCGCCAGCGTAATAAGGATTGCTTCCAGAAACACTAATTAGTGTTGTCTGCAATCCTACGCCACCAGCACCGCCGCTATAGCCGCTAGTACCAACCGCACCAGCACCACCTCCGCCGCCACCATTAAATGGTGTTGCGTTATAGCCTGCACCGCCGTTATTTCCACCAGTCGTTCCAGTTCCAGCAGAACTGTTGTAACTAGCGCCACCACCAGACCCACCGTTACCACCGTTCACATAATCAGAGCCGCCAGCACCAAAATAATAACTACCCAAACCACCACCAGTTGCTGTAACGCTTACACTAGTTCCTGAAATTACAGAATTTAAACCATTGGTTGGTGTGGGTGAACCAGAACCGCCAGCACCAACGGTAATGGTGTATACCGCCCCAGCAGTAACAGCCACTGAACTAGCAGTTAAAAACGCACCAGCCCCCCCACCACCAGAACCTTTTCCGCCTGAAAAATTGGCTCCACCACCGCCACCGCCCCCGGCAACTACAAGGTACTGAACCTGCGTGGCTCCAGCCGGGGCTGTCCATGTACCAGACGAGTAGAACACCAACGTGTTTGGTGGCAACGCAACCAATAGAGTTGGAGTTGTTGGCGCTAACGTGCCAGAAGACGTAAACGTGTGGATCACATAGTTACCCGTACAGGTAACCGTTCCACCAGTAAAGTATTGAACAAAGCCGGGGTAGCGCAGAACTACGATACCGGAACCGCCTGCTCCTGAAGCCGAAGTGCCTGTAGCGTATCCACCTGCGCCTCCACCTCCACCACCTGTATTTGCAGTGCCTGCAACAGCATCACCACTAGTTCCGGACCCTGCGCCTCCACCACCTACGCCACCCGGAGCACCCGTGTAACCTGTTCCATTTACTCCACCCCCGCCGCCACCACCATAAGCAACTCTGGTTCCGGTAATGTCAGAAGAGATACCTGCGCCGCCATTACCAGCGTAAGTATTTGCTGATGCCCCACCATTCAAACCTATAGTTCCAGCACCGCCGCCGCCGCTACCATTCCCAGCGGCACCACCTCCCGCATTTCCCTGTCCAGAAATACCGTTACCACCGGGTTTAGCGCCTGTTCCACCGGGTTCTCCAGATCCACCTCCTGACCCCCCAGCCAAGCCAGCATATTGACCAACAGCATAACCACCGCCACCGCCACCACCAGTTGCAACAATACTTCCTGTAGTTGCACCAGAACTTGTAGCATTAAAAACAGAATTACTACCATTGGATCCTGCGGTTGCATTGGCCCCCCCAGCGCCACTTGCGCCCACAGTTACAAAGTAAGAAGTTCCCGGCGAAACTCCAGCATATCCTTGTAACACCCCACCGGCTCCTCCGCCGCCACCATAATAAGCCCCACCCCCGCCACCACCCCCGGCAACAATCAAATACTCAACCACAGTCGGTGGGGCTATCCACTGACCGTTGGTTATTGCTTGGGACACCTGCGAGAGTGTCCAGATACCGGAGAGTGCTGGCATGGCTTAGACCGCTGGGGTTTCTTCGACTACAGGCAGAAAAAACTCAATCCAAGACTTAGAGTCTTCGTCCCAGTTGTACAACTTGCCGTCCGTTGGCATAGGCGTTGGGGCATTCCACAGACAGGTTTCTTCATCTAGCGTCCAACTGGGGAACGGACGCGGGGGTAGGAAGGCATCCCGATTGGCATCGTAAGTGAACCCGATACCTGCGTAGTTTTTACGCAGTGGGGTACCACCAAGCAGGTGCTTGCCGCCTTGAGTGTTGTACGAAGTCTGAATCCAAAGAGACGGGTCGCCCCAGTGCCCGAGGTTCAACGTGTCCTGATCAATGACGATGACTTGCGTCACCACACCGTTTTCGACTTTGGCAAAATGAGCCATTGTTACTCCTTAAAAAGTAATAGTTCCAGAAGAAGTCCAGACATAAATCTGGTATCCGTTATTGTATAAAACCTGTGGGTTACCTGTGGTGCTTGCAGGAGGAGCGGTGTTTGTAGGCCAGCGAACAATGACGATGCCGGAACCGCCTGCACCGGCAGTATCAGGCCCACCGGCAGACCCTCCAGAGCCTCCCCCGCCACCGCCCGTATTCGCGGTTGCTGGTGTAGCGGTAAATCCAGTTCCACCACCGCCATTACCCCCACCTCCAGCCCCGCCTAATGATGGAACTGGAAACGGCGAACTGTAGTAGTAAGTTCCACCACCACCACCACCCGCGTAAAAAATTCTTGCTCCGGTAATGGTTGAGCAAATTCCTGTGCCTCCTTGACCACCACCCTGCGCCCAAGTGGGATAACCATTTATACCAACAGAGCCAGCGCCCCCTCCTCCGCCTCCGGTTTCGTTCGCTCCAGAACCTCCAGCGCCGCCATTGTTACCTTGACCGGCAGTTCCAACGCCCCCAGCGCTTGTGTTGATATACCCAGCACCACCCCCAGAACCGCCATCTGCGCCAGTTTGCTGAGTAAAACGAGAACCGCCGCCTCCGCCGCCAGTTGCTGTGATCGCGCCAAATACAGAATTTGATCCACTTGTACCTCTAACAGAGGTCGATGTAGAACCCGCCCCGCCACCACCGACAGTCACGGTAATGCTTGATCCCGGCGTAATTGCAAACCCTGCGGCAGTTAACAAACCGCCAGCCCCTCCGCCTCCGGCAGACTGAAGGCCGCCCCCACCCCCGCCAGCGACGACAAGGTACTCGACCGTGCTGGTCTTCTGGTCAGTCAGTGGGTTGAATGTTGCGGAGATGAACCCGCCAAGATTTTGTTGGCTCATGATTAGAAGGTGATTGTCCCGCTACCCGTGTATGTGTATACACGGTTCTTGTATCCAAGGCCGGTTGCAAATGGGGAAAGTTGGTTCCATACCGGAGTGCCTGCAACAGTTCCGGGGGAATATGAGTTTGTTGAACCGTCAGCCAGATATGCGCCAGAGACTGTATTTAACAATAAAGAAGTCGCCGTCCCCGTAATGGCAGAAATATTTGTTCCAGCAGGCTGAGTAGCCGCCAAAGGGGTTGTTGGCGGCGTAAAATTACCTGTGTAAACGCAAACTCCCTTGACAAACCGCACATTGCTTACATATCCATTCCACGAATAATTGCCATTGCCTTCCGCAAACATAGTTGGACCGGGGCTTCCAACACTATAATCAGTTGTGTCTGTGTATGTAGACCCCTCTTGAGTGCCATTTAAATACATTTTTGTACTTGTACCAGACCTGCAAACAACAACATGATACCAAGATCCAGTTGCCAATGCGGTTGTTCCGGTAATTCTTTCAGAACTATTCACATAATAACCCAGCCTATTGTCAGTCCCTTTATAAATATACGGAAAGGCTCCGTTTGAAGCGTACCGAAAATCAAACAAAGTATAAAAAGAATTTATTACGGACAAATACACCCAAGTTTCAATTGTGAAATCTCCAGTGCCAAATGCAAATGGGGTTTGTGCGGCATATTTAAAATTAGATGAACCGTTTAGTGCAAAACTCCCCGACCCGCTGGTGCTGACTGTTGGGCTACCAGTGGTTGATGCCGCGCCAGCGTAGATGTCTGGGTAACTTACGATGACAATACCGGAACCGCCTGTTCCTCCTGCACCGTGTGTATTTGCACCAGCACCGCCGCCGCCACCAGAATTCGTTCCGCCAGCACCACCAACTGATGCGCTTGCATTTCCGCCGCTGTTATACCCAGTGCCGCCCGTGCCTTGCGTTCCGCCAGAATCAACAGCACCGCCACCGCCACCACCTACTCCACCATTTCCGCCGGTAACTCCAGTCGATACCAACCCTCCGCCGCCTCCGCCGCCAGCAAACGTATACACGGTGCCTAAAATTGCAGACGCTATACCCGCACCGCCGTTACCCGCGATAGAAGTAGAAGCGTTATTTAACCCGACTGTCCCTGCGCCACCGCCTCCAGCCGCAGTAAAAGGAGCGCCCCCGGATGAGAACACCATGTTACCGCCAGCATTACCTTGTCCAACTATTCCCGATCCTCCGGGTATAAAACTAAGGTTGTTCTGACTCGCCCCACCGCCACCGCCAGATCCTCCAGCATAACCAGCCGCCGCACCGGGAGTGTTTCCGTAAGAACCGCCCCCACCACCACCCGCTGAACTTATAGAAGAGAAAACTGACGCATTTCCGTTTCCACCATTATATTCAGTGCCAGTTCCGCCGCTACCAACGGTTACGGTAATAGAAGACCCTGCGGTGACAGGAACCGATCCTTGTAGTAAACCGCCACCACCTCCGCCGCCATTACCACCACCCCCGCCACCGGCGACTACAAGGTAGTCTACTGCTGGGGGTTTAAGCGGATTGACGGTTGTATTCCACGCCTTCTGAATAACGCCCTGCAACTGCTGTTTGAGTGTGAATAGTCCGCGTGGCATACGTTCCTCAGAATGTGATTGTGCCGCTGGATACCCATACATACACGCGCCAACTGCCAGCAATGTATGTCTGTGGGCTTCCAGTCGTTGATTTGGCCGGGGCCAAGTACGATGGGTAACGAATGACTACGATGCCACTGCCGCCAAGACCGCCTGTACTTTGCTCCGCTCCGCCATATGCCCCACCTCCGCCGCCAGTGTTGGCATAACCATTTATATTTGGCTTTGTGTAGTTTGTGGCATTATCGTAAGACCCACCATTGCCACCACCACCTGCACCACCAAGGCTAAAAACGGGAGAACTAGTGGCATATGCCATTCCGCCGCCACCGCCAGCATAAAAAACCCTTGAGCCAGTAATTGAAGAACACAACCCGGTTCCACCCGCTCCACCAACTCCAATCGTAGTAGAACCCGGAAGTCCAACCGAACCGGCTCCGCCGCCGCCTCCGCCGCAATATGGCGCTCCAGTGTTAGAGCCCGCACCGCCGTTGTTCCCTTGTCCCGGTATCCCAATACCACCAACCCCGTTCCAATTGGGACTTCCGCTTCCAGAACCTCCTGCCGCGTAAGTGCTGTTGTATGCCCAACCACCCCCGGTCGCAGTAATGCTCCCAAACGAAGAATTACTGCCGTTGTTGTTACTACCGCCAGCACCAATCGTCACGGTGATTGACGTTCCAACGGTGACAGGATATCCAGTCGCGGTGAGCAAACCACCCGCTCCGCCCCCGCCATAATTCAACCCCCCGCCCCCACCGCCTGCAACAACAAGATACTCGACAGTGGGTACTGGCGAGTTCAATCCCATCAGTGATGACGATACAATCCCACCGTTATATCTGAGCGTCATGTCAGCCCTAAATTAAGAGGCCGGGCCGGTAATGGCTTCGTAGGCGGCCGTCAATTCAATCGCGCTCGCAGTGCCAACCGTCACCACCACTGATTGCGCCTCGCCCACATAAATCGATGTGGTCTTGTCTACAATCACAAGCGAAGCGTTAGCCGGAATGCTAATCTGATAACAGATCCGGTAAGCCGTACCACCACCGCTCACCGCGCTGTTGATCGACACCGTTACCGTTGCTGCACTTGACGTGACGTTAGCAGCGACAATGTTGTCTAGTTTGTTTACCGTGCCGGACGCCGGAGTCAACGCCGTCCATGTGCTTGCCGAGGTGCTACTCGGAATGAAATAAGACGTATTGCCATAAATCGACGTTACGTTGACAATATTTGGATTAGCCATTGCGTTTCCTTAAAATCCGAAAATCAACGCCATGGCGATTGATTTGCCAGTGTTAATACCACCAAGGGCTGTAAGAGCGGATGCCGCCGTCGTTTGCCCCGTACCCCCGTTTGCAATCGAGACCGGAGTCGTGACCGCCGCTGAAGCAGCGCTTGCCAGCAGGGTTACTACGTTGCTGCTGTTCTTGTAATACAGTTTTCCGTCGTTCGCGTTGAGCGCAAGTTCACCAAGGGTGAGATTGCCAAGCGCAGGAACCGCGCCAGACGTTACGCTGTAGTAAAGTGAAATTGGGGTGTAGCCACTAGCAGCCATCAGAAAGTACCTCCGGAAATACCACCGGTAATGCTACCTGTTGTGGCGTTGAATGTGAGACCTGTATTGGTGTTCGTCGCTTGGTTACCAGTGGCCGACGAACTGAAATGAATGTAATTAGTCGCCCCAGACCCATTCGTCAAAGCCACGTTGGTAGCATTCGTCGCGGTCGTTGCAGTTGTGGCACTGGTTGCCGTCGCAGCGTTTCCACCAATCGACAGGTTGGCCACCGCGGTGGTGCTGGCAACAGTGAATGGCGCAGTGCCCGTTGCAACCGTCGAAGTGATGACGCCAGATGCCGAAACCGTCGTAAACGCGCCAGTAGTCGCTGTTGTGGCGCCTACCGTGCCGTTGATGTTTATCGAGGCAGTTCCGGTCAGATTGGTGACCGTGCCGCTGCTCGGAGTACCTAGAGCACCACCATTTACTACAAATGCCCCTGCGGTGCCTGTATTGACCGCCAGAGCGGTTGCTACGCCGGTTCCCAACCCCGTAATAGAACCAACCGCCGGCGTCACTGTCGTGTTGCTTGCAGCGGTCAATTGACCCTGTGCGTTTACCGTGAAGGTTCCAACTTGAGTTGCAGAACCATACGAACTGGCCGAAACCGCCGTATTGGTG